AAGCCCCAGCGTAGTATACGTTATTATTATTTTGAGCCAGAGCAAAAGCGATCTCTTCGTTCTGCACCTGTTGGTCGTTACTATCTGTATCACCAAGTAACAGTCGGACAGTATTCAGACGACCAGAAGCCGTTGTTGTCCTTAGATCGGTTTCCTCATAACTCCAAGCCATCAATCTACCTCGTAATGCCCGTGGTTTCTACGCCAGCTACGAATAAGCCCACGCTGTTTGTCTAGTATCTTAGATGTTTTACACTTATGTTTCTCGTACATATTAGCGTTAGGTGTCTTAGCCTTAACCTTGGCATTGATACTCTTAACGACTTCGTGTAGCCCATCTATATTTAATTCTTCTAGTCCATCACCAGCCTTAACTTCTTTTTCTAGTTCAGCATTGTGATGTAGCATCCTCTGATTGTAGAGGGTCATCACATTGGTTTCTGGCATGGACATCTCTTTCCATTTAAACTCTTGTCCTGACTCCCATGTTCGTCCTGCTGCATCAAAAGGTACACGCACGAATAAGGGTCGGTCAAACTGGAAAGGCATTTGTTCTTGTCGGATCATGTTACACCTATCATTAGTAGAATAAGGGGGCCATTACAGCCCCCCAGAGTAAATAGCTTACGCTACAACTGCTTCAAAGAAGTAACCCAAGTCAGCACCTGTGATTTTCATATCATAGGACATTTTAACTTGGATGTGTTCTGCAACTTGCATACGCTTCAATGCATCGTCAGAGAATGACTCAACAGTGATACCCAAGTTGTTCACACCGTCTAGTGTGTTCCATGCGAATGTCGCACCAGCCATTGGTGTCATTAGACCTGCATTTGGAGCAACGTGTGCTAGTAGAGCATGTTTACCACCGATGAATGCGTTGCTTTCTGCGACACCTTCAACTGATGAGTTCTTCACTGCTTCCATGACGTAGAAGTTCTCTACCTCAAAAATCTCAGCCAACTTAGCGTTAGTGATCAATGCAGTGTTTGTTACAGTTGCACCACCATTCAAACGTGCTAGGATGTCTGGGTGATTGATCAAGATGTCACGCACCTCTTTACCGACAACCATTGTGTTTGGCTTGAAGCCACCAGATTTTAGCTGCATGGTACGACGAGCGGCTGTTACGTCTGCGATTGGTGTACCGTTTGTATAATCTGACCACAAGTTTGATGGTGTAGCTGTTGTACCCCAAACATCTGCTGCAAAGAATGTTGAAGCAAACTGTTCTTCACGATGGATCAACAAACGGTTAGTCAATGTAGCTGCACCCGCTGAACGAATGTCTAGTGCTGCATCTTCGTTAGCAAGAGTTTGCTGATCGAAGTCCATACCTAGGCCATATACGTCTGCATAGTATGATGCGTTTGAAATTGACATACCGATACGGTTGACTTCTGTGCGTGGTGCAAGAGCCTTAACATCACCTGAACGGTTCATGTTATCACGGTCATAGATGTAGTACTTGTCAGATTGCTTCTGAACGCCTACAGTTGGGAAAACCTTGTCAGCAACAAAGTTTGTTTGGTCTTGTACATATGCGATGGTCAGGTTTGTCAACGGCTGATCAATATGTACCGAATTTGGTGTTAGCAATGGCATTTGTTATATCCTTCCTATCGCTGGTTACGCTGGTACTACGTTACCACCTTGGATCAACTCAATGGCAAATACTTGACCATCAACCGCTGATTCCAAAGCGTAACCTAGAACTACATCACCTGCCGCAGCAGTTAGTGCGTCACCAGATGCATCTGTTTGAATTTGTGCGCCAGCAGCAATAGTACCACCTGACGTTACCATAACTTTACCTGATACTACGACTGTAGCAGCTTCACCAGCCGCTGGGTCATTGATCACTACACCGATTGCGTTTTCACCAGCAGCATCTGCTAGATCAACTTCACCGTCTGATTCCAAAGTTACGAATTTGAACTGTGATGAAGACAGGTCCTCACCAGCAATAAATGTCCGTGTATCACGGGATTGCATTACAGCCATAATTATTCCCCTTTATAGCTTTTATTGATTAGGGCTTTACCTTCGTCGGTCTTAGCTACAGCAGCGTATGCTTTAGCGTAATCGCCCTTCTTCATTTTGTTTTCATCCATGTAAGATTTTACAAGGGATTCCATTTTGTCAGTTGCAGTAGCGAACTCACCGTCTGCATCTGATTTTCCTACCTCTTCCATGCTTTCTGCGAATGTCGCATCGGCAGCTTTAAGGGCTTCCATAACACCTTCTACTTCACCGAACTCAGCAACCAAGGATTTAGCTACATCTTCTGCAAAGTGTGGTAGGGCTTCTGTTGCACGTTTTGTTAGTTCTGCATCAGCTTTAGCAAACTCTGCTTCTTCCAATGCTTTGAGAATAACGGCAGGTACATCTGCTTTATTGATTTGTTCACCTTCGTACTCAATGTACTCTGGTTCAACTTTCTTTTCGATTGAGTCAGACTTGATAATGAAACCATTTTCGATAAGAGCCTTACGTAGGTCTTCGTTCTGGATTTTCAGTGTGTCGTTCTCAGCTTTCAGCAGGTCTAGTTCATCAATTTCTGCTGCGTCAGACTTCTTCATGTCCTCGTCATAGGCTTTCATTGCCTCTTCTTCGGTCATTCCTTTGTCCATATAAGGCTTTAGTTTTGCCTTTAGGTCGTCTGACATCTTTTCTACGTTATCTGTCATTTGTTCCTCTTCGGAGTTGTCACGCTTGAATAGGGAAACCATAGCTTTTGCATTGGCAGGACGATCCACTAAGGATAATTCCTCTAGTTCAAGCTGTTTTAAAAGGTTAGCCATTATAGTCTTCCTTTATTGCTCTACCGCCAATGCTAAAGGCGGCTAATTCACCAGACTTGACCTTGGCCCAAACATCGTCGTTATACACTTTAAATGCTACGACCCAGCCTTCACGGTCACTCTGTATGCCAAGGGATTCACCAATCTCTTTAGTGACTGGCATAGAGTGAATGACTGCGCCAATCTGGTCCCCTTTGTGCATTTCTTTACCGACACGTACATGTTCCATAAACTTGTTTACGGCACGAACCAAAGTATCTGGCTCAATAACATCACCTTGTCGATCTACTACAGGTTCACCCTTTTCTGTAACTACTGATGCCCAGCCGTATACCATACGTTGTTCATCGTCAGCTTTAAGGATTTGCCCTTCTATATTCTTTGTTAAGTCTGACACTGATGTGCCTCCTTCCCACATACGACATGACCAATAACGAGCCGATGTCTTATCTGTTGCTGTATCACATGAATGGCGTGATCGGAAGTTGGCACGGGCCTTTGGATTGTCTCGACGTATTTCCATATTGGGGTCACCGAAGGTAACACGTTTTACTTTACTGCCATCCATAACGAAGACTTCAAACTTCTTGTTACCACCCGATAACCTACGTGGTTTGTTCAAAGTCACCTTTTCACCTTGGTACTCTGCCTTGGCGAACTCTTCTTTCATTACTTCCTGTACAATGACCCGTAGAGCCTCTAAGCGGTCCTCTGAGGGCTTGTCTTCATCTTCTGTACGGTAGTAGTCTAAATACTCTTCATGGCTACCACAGGGCATGTATACGGCCTGTCCGTCAATTTCATGCACATGAATGGCACCACCGCACCCCATATCCATAGAACGGCTACGTGCTTCCATCTCTGTCGTGAATACGTCATTCGCATACTGAGCCTTTAGCATCTTCTTCGCTTTACTCTTAGAAGGGTGCGACGAAGGTAGAAGGTCTTTGTCGTGGGTGGCTGATTTAGAACCACTTACGATACGTAGAAAACTATTGACACGAGCCATTGCCCACTGTTCTGGTGACTTGACATTAGGTCTAACACTTGCAGGATTAGTGCGATAGGCTCCAACGCCACGGTCATATACTTGCTCCAACATCTGCATAGTAACTTTATGCTTAGACTTCTTGTTGTGTTCTTTGACTTTGTTCTGTAAAGCTACTTTAGGCATTATACATCTCTATATGTGTTTTCTACGAGTATCAGATCAAATGCAGCAGTAAGTCGAGCATTGTTACTTCTTACTGATGCTCTTACGTCAACGTCAGACTTCTCTGGTATTGTTCTTGGTACTGCAAACTTGTACATGTACTGACCACCTGCACCAGAGAACTCAAAAGAGTGACCTATACGGAAAGCATCTTGTCCGAAGTAACGTATGTACATATCCCCTGTAGCATCTGCATTACCTTGACACGTGGCAGCACCTTGTATCAAGTATGCTGTATAACCAGCAGGTACCGTGTAAATAGCCATTAGGGTTTGACCTTTACCAGCATTGATACGTAAAACTGTTACAGCAGACTTTTGTACGTTTATGACACCTACATTTGTAGACCCATTCGATAGAAATGCACGATAGAGCCTAATATAAGAATTTGTAGATGTGACAGAACCAGAACTACTCAGAGTGATCTCTTCTGACTGAGCGTTGTAATCTGCATCAAGACCTAAGATAGTAATCTTCTTACCGTTGTCTGATGCATTAACAGCAGGGATGTCTACAGTACCAGCAGTTGACCAAGAGGACCAAGGGTAGAGTGTGTCGTTTATATCCCAGATGGTACCCGTTTGGTTCTGCGACATAGCAGGTACAGCACCAAACTTGTGTTCACTAGAGTAACCGTTGACTTCACCCTTGGCTATGGCAAGAGGGTCATGCTCATATATTTGTCTTGCCCAAGTTGTCATTAGTTCAACTCACCTACTACAACCATAACTAGGTTACCATTGTTAGGGAATGTCTCTATTGCACCATCGTTGTAGGTAGCTTCAAACTCTACATAGTAGGTACCGACAGTATCTGTATCGCCTGACTGCCAGTTGACTCTTACACGACCAATAAGTGGATCAGGGATGATAGCTGCACGATCAACCTTTAGTGTACCTTCTACATCCTTGATGTGAACTTGAACACTGGCACCAGTAAGGTTAATGGCGTTACCGTCAGCATCTTGTAAGTTAGCCAACATAGATGGGCTTGTGTCATTCTGCTTAATGTAGAAAGCCATTGTTATGCAACCTTATTGTATTGTTGAATTAGTGTTACCTTGTTGAAGGATTTACCAGTCACTAGCACACCTCGACGAGATGATGGGTTACTGATAGTAATATCTTGCCCAGCGAGAGTGAACGTACCTTCGTCTACTCCGAATGGGAATATAAATCCTATATCTTGACCAGTCAGTACATACTGTGCGTTTACAGCAGGTAGTGTAATCTCTGGTGTAAATACCGCATCTTCTGTAGTAACTGTGTAGGTTGTACCTTCTGCAACTAAAGATTTACCGTCAATCAGAGTTACATCTTGTCCTAAGAAAAGGTAATTCTCTGAGTCGTTAATTACTATCGGGAAATTAGCTTTGAAACTTACATCTTCACCGCCGACAATAAAGCTACCAACTTCTGCAACAAAATTATCGTTTACATCAAAGTTAATGTCCTGACCAGTTAGTGTATAAGACACACTATCGACTGGAAGTTGTTCAGCAACAATAAGGCCTACATCTTGGCCTGTGAACGTAAAGTTGGCTTCTTCAGCAACTTTTGATGTATGTAGAGTTGGATCAACTGAGGCTGTTAAAGAGAAGCTACCAGACTCTACAGGGAATATATCTGCATAGTCAAAGTTAAGGTCTTGACCCGTCAGAGTAAATGATGCGGCATCGTCTACAGTGATAACTGTTGTAGGACTAATAGCTACATCTTGACCAGTAACAGAGAACGATCCAGCGGCATGAGATATGCTTGTGTTTACGTTAGCTGCTTGACCAGTAAGAGCATAGGTAGCCTCACCAGCTAGTAGAGTAACAGTGAATACTGACGTTTGTCCTGAAAGACTATATGATGTTTCACCTGCTGGTAACTGATAGTTAATCCCAGATGCTTGACCTGTCAGACTAAAGCTACCTTGACCTGCCACACGCTTCCATGCTGAATCAGCATCTTGCGGTGTCATAATGTAGTTGAAGTGTGCGGCTACAAGTCTTTCAGCAATAACAAAGTCTGCATCTTGGCCTGTTACAGAATAAGTACCTTCGTCTGCTGGTTTAGTTACGACAAGAGGTGAAGTCTGTCCCGTTAGGGTGAATGTTGCTTCACCCGCTGTTATGGATATAGCATCAATAACGTCTTGGAAGGTTAAGCTGTATGTACCTTCGTCAGCGGCAAGTTGGTAAGATAAACCTTCGCCAGCAGCAGCAAACGTGGTAGACGCTAATGGTGCAAATCCTAACATTGTTTACCCCTTACGGTTTAGTAGGCCAGTCTTCATCTTCTAAAAATGGCCAATTTGCTGCTGTTTCAGGCAAGTCTCGTAGTGCCTGACGATAAGCAATTTCTTCTGGTGACATTGTACGGTCTGATGATGCCATCCAGTCTGTATCGTGTAATCTGCGAAACCTTTCATCTCTGTTAGAGGCAGCTTTAGAGCCAACAACAGCTTCACTTTCTTCATCCGTTAATTCCCTGACTGTTATTGTGATTGTCCACTGACCATCAACAAGTTCAGGGTAATAAGAAGGCTCCGCAATGTGCGTTCTCAAATCTACATCTGTAGGTGCTTCTTGGACTGCCACAGGATAAACATCATAGGCAGCTAAAAAATCATCTGGGATTTGAGGGTAAGGCCATTCCACTTCGGGAAAATCAGTCTTTAACCTGTTTAGATGATAAGGATATACGGCAACTTGCCCATCCTCAATTTTGGCATATTTTGTCATGTTTTACGCCTCGTAAACATTAAATGAATAAATACTGTCAGAATTGTTATTACTGACAAACACCTGACCACCATCTTCAGACCAACAATGCCTCAGAGTGGGTGGATTATTTAAAAACCCGTCACTGAAATCAAAGTATTCTGTACTTGAGGGAGTAGCAGTGGATATGTCCCAAGCAGTGCTTAGGTTCCATTGTTGCAGACGGTCATCGTAAGTGCCTGACCCCCCAGTAGAGAAGATTTTGTCCCCATCAGGATGAAAACTAAAGTCATACATGTTTGTTGTGAGGGTTATGTCACTGCCAATTTGTGAAGCGGTGTTAATTTGCCATGCGGTGCTTAAAGAGTATTGAGCCACTTTATTCTCGTAGGTTTGATAAGCTACTCTCACTCGCTTGGATACGTATAACTTTGTTCCGTCATCTGAGAGGACAGCAGAATACAGGGTAGTATCAGACAAAGCAGAAGTTGCTCTATTTGAGTAACTTGCAGTGCTAATATCCCAAGCCGTACTACAAGAGTATTCGTAAACTTTCTTGTTTCCCTGACCGCTTATGTAAAACCTTGTACCATCTGGCTTCCAGTGGATAGTGTAAGGAAAATTATCCTGACCAACTACTGAGAACTCGTTCCCATAAGACGCAGTGCCAAGATCAAAAGCAGTGGACATATTTATCTCGAATATCTTTTTCTTATCATAGTCCACATTCCACAACTTTGTTCCGTCAGGCTTTACTCTAAGTCCACCAGCTACAAACGATTTATAGGTAGTGGTCGAACGATCTGATCTTACGTCCCATGCACCAACTGTAAAGGCAGCGATGCGCTGTTGGTTGGGCAATGCGACGAGCATTTGTGTCCCGTTACCATTAAACGTAACACCTCTTGGGTATTGATCAGTAATACCCGTCCCACCATCACCTAAGTAAAACCTAAAGTCTTTAGAGTCGGCTCTATTGAAATCCAGATTTGCAACGGAACCTCCACTAGTATCAACCCACCAAAGGTTGTCGTATCTATTTGGTCTGTAAGTTGCATTACCTACAGCACTAAAAACAAAAGCATCACCGCTTGGTGTTATAGTAAAGTCATAGTGATTTCCATTAATGGTACCGATGTTACTATTAGTTGTAGGAGAACTTAGGGTGGTGAAGTCATAATCCGAAGTCATAGAGTATTCGTACAATGTATCTGTACTTTGCGATGAAAGGATCATCTTTCGAGGGTATAATTTGATCCCGCCGTACAGATAAGCCACATCTGATGTAAAATCAAAAGTTTGGCTTTGCGTATCCGATGACGTAATCGAATAGTCTGTAGAGGTATCAAATTTTCTAATGCCAGAGTAATAACTAGGCTGAGAAGTTCCTGGGGCCTTAAAGGTAACATAGTGTTTACCATCGGCGGTTACATCGGAACCGTAAAGCCAACTGTTAGCATATCCAGTCCCATCATCTATATTTACCTGTTGATAATTAGATGCCCCTTTTGAATAACCTAAAACATCATCAGGACTTGCTAAATCCATCCTAGTAACTGTTGTTTCATCACTAGCTCCGCTACCTGTACCATGAAAAACATACAAATAGTCTTCGGTGGGCATCGCCAAACTTCGGATACTATAAGGTGTAAACTCTGTCCCAAAGGGATAATAACCAGCGTAGTTATACGACATGCTATTAACACCAGAGTACGTAGTAGTGCTATCATACCCCGTCCACTTAAACGCCAAAGATTTGGGATCATAGTGCATATTGGCTAGGTCCCACTGACCTACTTTTACGTCTTGGGCAATGCCCCAGCCATACGCTAGGGCCGAACCACTGCCTAGTAAACTTAATAGTGGCATCGTTTTTCCTTATGCAAACTGGTTTGGACCCGAACCGATGACATCAAAACTTCCATTACTCTTAAACAGGAACGTATAAGTGTAAGCATCAATGCTATCGGCGTTACCAGCGGCTGGTTGAGTTGCACCTTGCCACTTCACAAAAGCTGGAAATCTAAACGGAACTGAAGCACTTCCTCCTGAGAAAGTTGCATCCGCATAGTTGTAATAAGCACTCATTTTGTAGGGTGTAGTTCCGTTGGTTAGTAAAACCGTTACAGTGTGAGCAATACTGGTATCTATCTGGGCAGTGTCCCACCAAAATTTTATGGTCCGATCAGCAGTTTGATCAGCAGTTAGCCAAACTACGCTATCGGGGTCTGTGCTACTACCGTAATGGGTGAGATACACATTTATCGTACCTGTTGTAGATGTATCTTCCCTTACTCTCTCTGATCTTGAGTCAGCATAAAGTTTTCCCACAGAGAAAGTAGTAGGAGAAGCACTTGATGTCAGGAAGCCACCCTGTGACGCAAGATGGGAAAGTGTACACTTACGGATATAATTGTCACCCGTATCAACATAAATGCGTGACAAGCCACCTGTCGTATCGCCTGATGTTGTATTGATCCAGCCGAACTCTGCATAACCGCTGCTATTGGTACGCATTACTCTGTTGGCGACATTGTTTCGCCCTGTGGACAAATCAAGGCCATCTAACAGGTTACTGTCAGCAGCCTTACCAGAGGTAGATAATGCACCTATATCAGCAGCAGTTAGTGTCCTAGTACCCATACTAGTGATAACACCATCAGTAACAAAGATGTTGTCGATGATAGTCGAACCAGATGTGTTTATGTCACTATCTGTACCAATAATAGTGTTATAAGTACCTGCTGCTTGTTTACCATCAAGAGCCGACTGCAATCCATCAATGTTTGATATGACGTGGTTGTGACTATCGTCTGCAACCGTAACGGTCAGCGTGGCATTCCCAAGATTGGTAAACGTAGCTGAACCAGATGCATCACCAGATAGAGTAAGCGTAGGATCGGCAGTTGCAGTTGTAGCTATCGACACGTTGCCCAAGTTGGTCATTGTGGCGGAACCAGTAACTGCACCTGTTAGTGTGATAGTAGGATCATTGACGTTGAAGTCTAGGCTATTACCTGCATCATCATAAGTAACAGAAATACCGCTTTCAGTATTACCTGAAACCATACCTCCTACAATATCTTGAACTTGCTCTGTTGAGAGTACAGCGTCTGAAATACTTACTGAAGATGTTGTACCACCAGCAGTTGTAAATGTGATGGTGTCGTTACTTGCTGAAGCAGAAACAAAACCAGCATCCAATGCAGATTGCAAGCCATCTATGTTTGATATAACGTGATTGTGACTATCGTCTGCAACTGTGGCAGTAATACTTACGTTGCCAGAACCATCAAAGCTAGTGCTTCCTGACACATCACCTGCGAGACTGATAGTACGTGCAGTTGCTAATGTGCTTGCTGTACTTGCTGCAATACCTAGTGCATCAATGTCAGCTTTGGTTTGGTCAGCAGTAGCACCACTTTCGATACCATCAAGTTTAGCACCATCAGCAGATACGTCACGACCATCGAAGGTTTGACCTGCTGGGAAAGTAACTGTACCACTAAAGGTAGGACTTGCTGTAGGTGCTTTAGCATCTAGGGCAGTCTGTAGGCCATCTACGTTAGCAATAGTGTGGTCGTGGCTGTCGTCAGCGACAGTAGTTGTGATAGATACGTTACCTGAACCATCTACACCTGTGGCTGTACCTGAGACATCCCCCGACAAAGTAATTGTACGGGCAGTTTCCCAAGCAGTCGCTGTAGCAGCATTACCAGAGGTGTCTTGGTTACCAGTCGTATTAACACCAGCCAAATCAATGTTAGCTGTACCGTCGAAAGATACCCCACCGATTGTACGTGCAGTCTCTAAGGCTGTAGCTGTAGCTGCATTACCTGTAGTATCTGCTGAGATAGTAGAGTCTAGGTTGAACGTAGTACCACTAAGGGTAATGTCTGTCCCACCAGAGTAAACAGCAGTAGCCTGAATCTGAGTAAAAGTTATGGCTGTGGTACCGAAGGTGATAGCACCATCGGTATTCATAACGTATAGTTCACCAGCACCTGCGTTACCTTCTTGTACAAAGAAAGCATCACCTTTACCAAGCGAGTCAGGGTCAGACGGAGCATAACTGTCTGCATCAGTCGCACGGGTAAGAACCCAGTTAGTGCTTGCAGAACCTACGTCAGTAACTGTGTAGACACCATTCTCAAATGCATTGGTTTGTTCATAGACGAGAACACGGTCGTTAAGGACCATAGTGACCCCATCAATGACCAATGCAGCCTGAGTACCTGAGTTAGTAAGGGTTGCACCTACACCTGCTGTACCGTTGTCGTAAGTAGCTGTAAGGTTACCCTCTTGCTCGACACGTACTGGATCGTGGTAATGAACACCAGCGGCAGCAATCGTATCGACATACTCTTTCGTAGCGGCTCCTAATGCTGTCGTAGGATCAGCATTCAGGATCAAGTTGCCAGTCATAGTACCACCAGACTTGTCTAGTTTTGCATCTAGGTTAGTCTGTAGGTTATCGACATTGGCAATAGTATGGTTATGACTGTCATCAGCAACGGTAACAGTCAAGGTCGCATCTTCTAAGTCTGTAAGCGTAACAGACCCGCTGGCATCACCAGCGAGTGTAATGGTCGGGCTAAAGTCTTGTGCTGCTGGGCCGATGAAGACGACTGCGCTACCTGACAAGTTGATTGCAGCGTCAGAGTTGCTGCTTTCTGTAACTGTACGTGTAAGGGTGGTGCCAGAAGCAGTATACGTACCTGTACCTACTTCCCAGTTAGCACCATCCTCAATAACGTAACGGACTACATCTCCATCGGGTACACCAGCGTCATCAAAACTTTGGTAGCCATTTTCAGCAGAACCTAATGTAATTGTGCCAGTGCCAGTTGTGCTGGTGGACATTCTGGCTCTGTTGACTAGCTTGACCATTTCTTATTTCCTCTTAGGCGATCTGTAGTACGCCGTTAGCTGCTGAGAAGTCGATTGTTAGTGAGTCACCATCGTTTAGTGTCAATGATGAACCGTAGTCGTAGTATCCGATCAGTGGGTCGGCTGGTGT